CGCTGGGCTGCCGCATTGGCCGTCGCGGCGGCTTGATTGGCGGCGTCTGCCGCGTCATCCGCATCCCCGGCTGCCAGAATGGCATCATCTGCAGCGTCATCTGCGGCGCTGGCCGCTTTATAGGCTTTATCCGCAGCGCTACGGGCAGCGGCGGCCTGGGACTCGGCGTTCTCCGCCGAAGCGTTGGCGGTGCCTGCCGCCTCGTTCGCCGCTTTTTTCGCAGCGTCACATGCGGAGATCGCGGCTTGAAAGTCGCTCAAATCCGGCAATTCTCCGCTTGGGTCATACACAGTCGATGTAATGCCGGGCCGAACCGTGTACATGAAATACAGCAGGTCGATTTTGGCGTCCTCTTTCAGCATCCGCAGGATCACCAGCGTATCCCCGGCCATGGCATAGAATGAACCGGGGAAGGTAACGCTTACCACATTTCCCTCAAGGCTCGCCTCCTCTGAATACGCTGTCGCCCTGTTGTTCAATACGCAATACGCCTGGCAGTCCCACCCTTCCAGCTGCGCATTGACGCCATTGTTTTTCAATGTCAGGCGTATTTCATGCGCATTGGCGTCACCGCACACAAAAACCGCCTTGTTGTCAATCAGCAATGCGCCCCGTGTCAGCTCATGCTCATAGACGAAAACGGCTTTCAAACCCGATCACCCCCTTTTATGTACGGATGCAGTCATGATCCGGCACCTTCACCGCCGCCGATCGGTATGCCGCTGGAAGCTGCCAGCCTTTTTACCTCCTCGATGAAATCATCAACCCATTTGGCGAATGCCTCCGCTGCTTCGGCCACCTGCTCCGGCTTCGTCAGGTGTACGGTCACGCTGAATCCGCGCCCCGGTCGGATATCCCCGCTGACCATTGCTATCTGTACCGCATTTCCGTTTTCGTCCGTCGTCAGCATGTCGCGGCTGATGCTTTGGCTGTCGCGGATCGTGATCTGTTTGCTCATTGTTCGTCATCCTCCTTTTTGTGTGATTCTCCGATTGGCGTAAGGCGATGCACCACCATAAATGCCTCTGTCAGCGCGAATGCTTCCCCGGCGAGGACCCATACCGCGCATTCCTTCCCGCGCTTCCATGCGCAGTCCTGGTCACAGGGGTGTCCCGTCAATGGGCACCGCTTCTCCATGCTTTCGTTCATAGCCTTTTCCTCCATCGTTCCCTTGTTCAGTAGTTTCCGCCTGCAAAGGCGGTGACAAAGGTTTTGATATATGCCGTTCCAGATATTCCGGTCATTCGGTCCGGCACAAAGGTCAGCTTGTGCCATCCGCGCACTATACGCCCGTCGCTGTCCTTCTCCATATACGGCACGGCGTCAAAGTCCTTCGTGTCCGAAATCGCGGCAGGTACCACGTTGTCGCCCAGCTTCACCGTTACCTGCTGCGCCGTGGTCCCATTGAAGATGCCGTATTCAATCGGGTGCGTATGGTCCTCAAACGTCACCACATGGCTGTGTCCGCTGACGTTGATCGTCATGTCAGGAAATCTGAATCCGATGGAAACGCCATGCTTGTGGTTCATGCCGTGCTGGTGCACGCTGATCGTATGCTTATGGCTGTTGAGCGTGTGGCTGTGCGAAGGAACGATGTGGCTATGCCCGCTGATGTTGTGCGTGTGCGACCCAGCGGGGTGTGAATGGCTACACGTATTGCTGTTCACGCTAACGCGCACATTCAAGCCTGGATTGCTGCCATGGTTATGATAGGAGGTTGAATGGCTGTGGCTCGTATCGTCGCTCTCGCCGGTATTACCGTTGCCGGTGCCAGTCGTCAGGCTCCCGCTGCTCTGCGTCGTGATGTCGCCGGACGCACCGGTCCGCCCTGTAGCCGCGTCAGTTTCCGTAGCCAGGTCGCCAAACGGCCCGTCGGTCAAGGTCATATCGTCCCCATAGCCGTCAATGGGGCCGGTCATGTTGACCGTGCTGGCGAATACCTGAGACGGTATCTCCGCAGTTGCCTGCGTCCCCGCATCGCTGGACCTGGCCTGTCCGCCGCTCGCGCTGGCCGCCTTGGAATACGCCCGGAAGGCCGTTACCCGGTATTTGATCTGAAACACGTTGATGCTGGCTGCATTGGCGTCAACGGGTATCCAAACTTCCAGCGGGTTCTGGGCGTCGCAGTTTCCATTGAAGCTGATGGCGTAAATGCAGGTGCTTCCCTGGCTGTACAATTCTGCAATGCGGCTTTTACGTATCAGCTTGGCCGTCTCTGCGACTATATCGCTTTTCTGATTGCTGAATACTAGCCTTGATTTCTGGTCAGCGGCGTACAGATCGGTCTTGCGCACCTCAACCACGCGCTCCTCGATGCTGATGCCGTACTCCAAAACCGGCACCCGCCCCAGCGCCCCGCAGCGGAACCGGTCCAACGGTTCGCCGGTCAGAGCGAAAACATCATCGCCGCTCACCTCCGTTGTCACCTTTGGCGTGCTGCACCCCTCCAGCACGGCCTGCGCCGCCGCCTTCAGCGTCGCCGGATCGGTGATCTTGGTGTCCGGGTAAATATCCTCGATAATGCCATACATGGCTGTGTTCTTCTCAAGGTAGTCCACACCGCCATTTACGCTTCTGATGGTTAGCTGGTTTACGCCCTCGCCATACCCGCGCGGATACAGCCGGGTACGCAGCTCGCTCCGGTCCACCGTCTGCTTCACGGTCTGAATGTTTCGATTCAGCCGAAGCTCCATGGTCACATGGGTCGGTGCCTTGCGCAGATGCAGCACGAAGGGAAAAACGCTTGTGTCAAATTCCCATTGATAAGCGTCCACAAAAGGCCCCGGCACGCTCAGGATGGCATTGATCAGGTATTCATTCTCCACGCTGTACTGGTAGGCATAGCTGAAATCGCAGTCCCCCAGCACCCAATATACCCTGCGCTGTTTTGCAAGCAGCTGCGCAAGAACGCTTCGCGTGGTCGTCCCTACCCCGCCAAATTCAAAGTAGCCGGGAATCACCGTATCCCCAAGGGTTGCGAAGGCATGCTCCAGCTTTACCTGCTCCTGTTCCTTTGTTCCCCGCGTCCTGGCCACCTCGTAGGCCCGAAACACCCCCACATCGCCAAAGGCGTCATACAGTTCCACAAACTGCCCATCCTTCACGCTCTCACCCGTCAGCTCCAGCGTGCAGGTTGATAGCGGTGTCAGTTTCAGGTCATATCCCGCTTTGGTTGGATGCAGCCTGCCGATTGGCTTCATGTCGAAATCATACAGCTTCGGCAGCGGGATGCCGCTTCTCATATCCAATCCGCATCCCTCCTTACAACCATTGCTCCCATGCCAGCAGTCTGGCCCTTGCAGCCTGATCTGTCACTATGGTGATTTCGTTGTTCTCACGCTGCCTAATCACCAGATCGTCCGCGCTATCGGCTGTCCGCTTGTCCATTACACTTGTTCCATCCACTTTCAGGGCCAGAAATCCATGGTCGTCGTAGCTGGCTGTAAGCGTCTTGCCATATGCAAGCGTTAAGCCTTGAAGAATGAATGAACCGCCGTTTACGCTTACGCTCACGCTGCTCATGGCCGCCGTGCCGGTATTGGTAATTTCAAATTCCAAAAACGTATGCCGGGCCGTGCCGCGCGGGCGCAGATATGCGGTCGCCGTCTGTCCCGCGGCAGTCGAAACGCTCGTTGCCATAGGGTCAAGCCCGCGCCAATATGGGTCATATGCTGTGAAAACGACATCCACTTCCTCTTTCCAGTCGCGCCCGCTGATATCCGGCAATTCCGTACACTCCACCCGAATCTGCTGGCCGTTCCGATAACCCAGCGTCAGCATTCCGCCATTCTCGGCCCATTCCACCAGCTTGTCGTACATCTCCAGACGTTTCATCTTGTCCCGCTCCCAAAGGACAACATGCACAATGATGCGGCGGGTTTCCCGCTCCCGCCGTATCATCCGAAGGCCATCGTACTTTGCTCTGCTTTGGGTCGTCACCTTGATTTTCGGGCCTTCCTCCTCAACATCCGCAACATGGAAGCGCGCGTCAATGGCATTCAGGCCCACGCCGTTCAGGCGTACCGGATAAAGCTCTTTCATGCCGCATTCCTCCTGTCACAGCGAAAACCGCCCGGCATTCAAAGCGCTGCCCTGTTCTTGCGAAACATAGGCCGCCAGAATCCGCCCGGCTTGTTCGCCGTCGATCACCACACTCATCCCGTCCAGCGCGTTGGCAACCTCCATCCCTATCTGGCGATAGTCCAGGTCGGTCTGTCGCGCAACGGCAACTGTCGGGGCTGCGGGCCGTGAATCGGGCGCGGGGAAATACACGCTCACGCGGCTCTGTGCGTCCAATGCCTGGGCCTGCAATGCCGTCAATACCCGTTCGCCCTTATGAAGATTCGCGGGATAATCGTCATATGGTACACTCGTAAGTCCGGCTGCATGGCTGGTCAGTTTCGCCGTGCGCACGCGCCCCAGCGCGGCAAGCGCCTGATTGTATCTGTTTACGATCCCCTGGGTTTCCGCAACACCCGCTTCAAGCGCCGCATTCATGTCACTTACAATTTTTCTTACGTTTGCACTGGCAATCTCAGATTGATCCAGTCCATCTACCATCCTTCGCATCTGCTGGACCATGGCGTCGGTTTTGGCATTGAAATCCGTCTGCATCTGCGCAACGATGGTGGCGAACGTGTTTTTCCCCGTTTCTACCTCGCCAAACTTGGCGTTCAGGTCCGCCAGCTTGTCCCCGCCATCGTCCACTATGCCCTGCAATATGGCCGCGCTTTCCACGCTGCCGTCGCTTAGCTTGGCCACAAGGTTTTCATTCAGCGCAATGCCGCCCTCATCCGCCAGTTCCTTCAGCTTCAGCAGGTTGTCCGAATAATCGGTCAGATAGGCAAGCTGGCTGTCCAGCGCCTTCATGCTTTCGTCAATCGACTTGGTTTCCGCTTCTGTAACCTCGTCGAATCCGCTTACCACGCCGCTGATGTTTTTCAGCGCATCCTCATAATACTTTTCGTATGCTTCCGTCAGCTCGGCCAGCTTCTGTTGCAGCGCTTCAAACTGCGCCACCTGCTTGCCCTGTGCGTCGGTTAGGTCCTCAACCTCGCCTGCCGCGCCGCCTGAAACATCATCCAGCGCCCCAAGCGCTTCGTTATAGGCTTCAAGGCTTTCTCTGCTGGATGCTACGGCATCTTCATCTTCCGTGACAGCGTTCGTCAGGTCCTCCACATTCTGCTGCGCTTCCCGGTTTTCTTCTCCCAGGCGGATAACCTCTTCCACCAACGGACCATACTCCGCACTGCTTCCAGCAAGGGTAAGGGCAAGCAGCGCGGCGGCATCTCCGGTGCTGTTGAGTTGCTCCTCGGTTATACCCGTGGCCTCGGTCAGCCTCTGTACGCTTTCTCGGTAGGCGTTCTCCGCATCCTCTGCCTCTTTGGTGGCGACGGTCAGCTTGATGCGGTTTTCTTCAAGCTCGCTGATGGTGGCGGCATAAGCGTCATATTGGGATTGAAGCGCCTTCACCTTGGCCTGCTCGATGGCGTTCTGCTTCCAGGCGTCTGTATTCAGCTTAAGCGCCGCTGTTCCGCCATCGATCTCGCCGGTTTGAAGATTGATCTTGTCGGACAGCTCCGGTACGGTTTCTACCAGGGAGCCGAGCAGTGCGTTCCATTCCCGCCATTCATCCGCATTCAGACCGGTGGACGCGTTCTTGGTTTCCAGCTCGGCGAGCCTTTCGATCAGCGCATCCGCTTTGGCCGCCGTCCCCTCGATCTGGGCAAGGTTTTCGGCATACTGATCATTCGCGCTTTCAAATGCTTCCGGAAGCGCCTGTGCTGCGCTGGTCAGTTCGTCGACCTGTGATTTGGTGCTTGTGGCCCAGGTACCCAAAGCGGCCACTAGGCCCAGCACGGCGCTTGCCGCCATCAGCCAGGGCGATGCATTCAGGGCGGTGGTCAGGGCCGTCCATGCCGCTTTCAGGGCAGGCACCACCACGGTTGCCGTCACCACCCCAACAGTCAGCGCGCCCAGCGCTGTGGAAACGCCGGTAATGGCCGGTACAAGCCATCGGTTCTGCTCCACAAAGTCAGCCGCCCATCCAACCACATCCGCTCCCGTTTCGGCAAGGGAGCCCAATGCGGGCGTCAGCTGGTCGCCTACGGCAATTTTCAAATCATCCACCGAATTATTGTAGAGCTGAATTTTGCTGTCGGTGGTTTCGTATCGCGTGGCGGCTTCCTTGTTGAGCGCATTGTTCTCCTGCCATGCCTTGTTGCTGAGCGTGATCGCCTTGGTCAGCGTCCCGTTCTTCTTCTCGGCATTGGCGAGGCTGGTGATCATGCGTGTGGTTCGCTCCTCGGTGATCCCCAGTGTTTTGAGCGTTAGCAGCATGCTCTGCTCGGTGTCGCCGATTCCCAGGATAAATGCCCGCAGCGCCTCGGTAGCGTCAACGCCCCAAAGCGCGCTGAATTCCGTCGCTGTCATTCCGGCGGCGGCAGCCCATTCGTCCAGATCCTTGCCGGTTTCCACAGCGGTTTGCATCTCGCCGATCAGGCTGCTCATATTGGTACCGCCCGTGGTCGCCTCTATGCCAAGGCTCGTTACGGCTGCGGAAAGCGCAAGAATATCCGTTTCGCTCATGCCCGCATTCGTTCCCGCGCCTGCGGTAGCCTGAGCCATTTCGGTGATTTTCTTTTCCGTCGTGCTGAAATTGTTGCCCAGGGCCACTATGCTGCTTCCAAGGTTGGCATAATAGCCGGGGTCCATACCCGTCACGGCGGAAAACTGCGCAAGCATGGTGGCGGCCTCGGTGCTGGTCATGTCGGTTGCCGTGCCCAGCTTGGCCATCACTTCCGTAAATGCGGTTATATCCTCTTTGGCAATGCCCAGTTGCCCCGCAGCTTCGGCGATGTTGGCCAGCGACTTGGCGCTCAAAGGAATGCGCGTGCTCATTTCCATGAAAGCGTCGCTCATCGCCGCCAGCTCGCCGTCGCTCATGTCCGTGGTTTTTGCCACCCCAGCCATGGCGCTTTCAAAATCTCTTGATGACGCGATGCACGCTTCGATCGCTTCCCGAATCTTATCCAGCCCGGCGGCAATACCGGCGGAAGCCAGCGCTGCGGATAAGGCGTCCATACCCGCCTTAACCTGCTGCGCCATCTGCGAAGTCTCGTCCCCTGCATCCGATGCCTCACGGCCAAAAGCGTCGATGCTTTTGGCGCAGCCGTCCGCGCTGTTTCTCGCTTCGTCAAGATATTTGCCGTTGCTGGCCAATTCCCGGTTCAGCGTATTCAGCTTCACCTGCGCATCATTGGCTTTTACCGTATGATTGGCAACAGCCTGCGCGCATTTGGTTTCTGCTGTTTCGTTCCTTGCGATCTCCGATTGTAGCCTGGCAACCTCATCCTTATATTCTTCGGTTCCCTTCACCGCGTCATCGGTTGAGCTGATCAGCTCATCCAGGGACTGACGGGCGGCAGCGGCTTGACGGGCATAATCCTCTTGCAGCTTACGGGCGTTTTCCAGAGCATCCTTTTCCGTTTTCAGCCGCTGGCTTTGCTGGGCGATCACATCGTTAAGCGCCTTGTGTCGGGCCTCCAGTGCGGCAAGGGTATTCCGTTGCCCCTCAAAATCGCTGTCGACTTTTTTCAGCTCGCTCTCCAGCACCCGGTACTCCCGGCTGATCTGCTGCATGGCGGCGCGGTATTCCTTCTCGCCCTGCAAAATCAGTCTTGTGCTGACATCACGCGTCGTACTCACTTCTGACGGCCTGCCTTTCGCCTGTCAAACCGTTTCCGGTAAACGCTGTATACTGTTGCTATCTCCATCAGCATGGCTTCTTTCACGCTAAGCCCCATTTCCAACGACAGCCCAAGGTAGTCGGGCAGGGTTAATTCCTTTCCGTTTTTTTTTGAAGTTCTTCCAGCACCTCGTCTACCTCGTCATCAGCGTCCGAAGGTTCATGGATGCCGTGGATCACTGCCGCCATCACTAACGATATGGCCTGCGCTATCTGATGGGGAGCAAGCTCGCGCCGAACCTTTTCGGCCGTCAGCAGCTCCCGCGGTTCATGCCCCATGTGGCGGCGCAGCAGTTCTCCCTGCGTGGCCAGCTCCGCTACTGCCCAGCAAAGCGCGTCAAATCCCTCCTGCGTGGGCTGCGTAATCAGGGAAACAAAGTTCTGTCGGTTCGCGGCGTCCTCCAGCTCGCTTTCAGCTTGTTTGTATGCCTGTGTGTTTTTCTCATCATCAGGCGTTTTCTGCCGAAGCGCCTCCAGTGCGGCCCGTTCCTTTGCTCCAAAATGCTCTTTGGCCGCAAAATAAGCCGCTGCATTATAGAGAAAAGAATACTCTTCCAGTTTCACGGCCTCATCCTCCAGCATGTTCTTTCAAAAAAACGCACAGGCGGCTGTGTTCCGCGCACAGCCGCCCGTGCCTGTCAAAAAGTCAAGCTTCAATTTCAAAACCGCCCGTGCAGACGCTTCTATACCTCGATCGGGTTCACCGTTACCTCTTCAAGCACTGTTACCGGAAGCCGGAGCAGGTATTCCCAGCACGGTTTATAGTCCGCATCCGCACTGGCGGGTTTTCCCGCCCAGTATCGTTCGGCATAGCGTTCCTGTTCTTCCGGGTCATAGGATAGCTTCAGGCCGTTCATGTCGTAGGGCAGCGGCTTTTCTCCTTCGCTGCATCTCACGCGGTAGATGCGCCCCTGACGGGCCTGTTTGCCAAAGCGCACGGCATCCTCAAGGTTACGCCAGGCAAACAGGCTTTGCAGACGGCTGACGGTTCCAGGCTCGTGCTTCCAGCGGTATGCCTCATATGCAAGTTCCGTCGCAAGGCTGATATAATTGGGCGCATGTCCTGGCATCAGGAGGTATCGTGCCCCGTGCAGGCTTATCCCTTCGCGCATCAGTCTGGTCAGGTGGCCCAAAAACGCATCGTCCATGCAGCAGCGAAACAGCAGGAGTGTGCTTTCCTCCGGCCTGTATGGCTCCAGTTCAATAACGGTGCCGGTTTGAAGACGTTCCGCTCTGTCGCTGTGGTAGTAAACCTCCATGCCAATGCCTCCCTTTCCTGTCTTTCCTTATTCTACCATGCATTTTGCGCAAGCGCAAAAGCATTCGCATTTATGATTTTCCCAAAAGCCCTTGACAATACGTAAAATACGTATTATAATAGAGAATGTCAGGAGGGAATGCTAATGACGATGAGCGGCAAAGAGGTGGTCAGGCTGCTGCTCGACCATGGCTGGGTGATTGACCGAATCCACGGCAGTCACTACATCATGGTCAAAGGCAACCAGACCATCACGGTTCCCGTTCACGGGAATCAGGACCTGAAACCCGGTCTCCTGAACGCGATTCTCAAGCAGGCGGGGCTGAAATAAGCCCCGCCCCCCTGACTGATTTTGAGGAGGTGTTCCCATGGTTAAAGCCTATCCCGCAATCTTTCACTGTGAGGAAAACGGCTATTGGGTAGAGTTCCCCGACCTGCCCGGCTGCCTGTCCGAAGGGGACGACGCGGCGCAGGCGCTTTCGCAGGCGTCTGCCGCGCTGGGCGGCTATCTGTGCTCCCTCATGGATCGCGGCGAGGAATTGCCGCAGCCCGGCCGCATTCAGTCGCTTCACGCGGATGGAGAGGATTTTGTCTCCATGGTCGCCGCCGATCCGCTTGCGTTCAAGCAGCGCACAAAGGCCGTCAAAAAAACCCTCAGCATCCCGCAATGGCTCAACGATGAAGCAGAAAAACGGCACATCAATTTTTCATCCGTGCTTCAGCAGGCATTGATGGCACAAATTCAATAACCCGTCAAAGTGAAGTTAAGGCGGCTGTGCGCAGAACACAGCCGCCCGCACCGTCCTCAGAAGATCACCGCAATATTGTGATCGCCCTCCACGTTGGAAATGGTATATTTGTTTTCGCTGATGCTGGCGACCTGGTCCACTCCGTTGTCATACAGCGATGTAGGTGTGCCCGCTACCGTCAGCACAAACGGATCGCCACTGGCTACATAGCTTGTTCCAACCGGAGATGCATCTTCTCCGGATTCCGCGCCATTGATCTGCACGTTTACACTGTGCCAGTCTTTTACGCCAAGCAGCCTGTCAATGTGCGCCTTGGCATCTTCGTAGGTATCGAATTCTTTCACCCGATACCAGCGTCCGACGTTGGGTGCCGTCACCTTCATCTTGATCGGCTGCGTACCAAAGGAGATCGAGCCGCCCTTGGTGGTACCCTTCCAGTCGGGCAAGGAAGCCTTTGCTTTGGCAAAATACCAGGTGCGGTACTTTCTGGCGCCGTTGATCCGGAATTGCTGTGCGCCGCCGATGGCCATATAGGGAGGCGTGTCGTTCGTGCTGTGGAACAGCTCGTTGTCCTCGTAGGTCGCGCCGTACATGATCGCCTGCTTCTCCAGCGGAATATTATCCACCTCTGCGGTGAAATCCGCGCTGGAAAACTCGCTCACATACTCGGAAAGCTGATCGTCCGCATACAGCTCACCCTCGGCGTTCGTCACTGTGAGGTTGGTGCTCACCATCTTGCCAATGACGAATCCCGGTTCATAGGTGGGTTGCGCATTTTCCGGGTCGGTGTCCATAATGGCTCCGGCCATGTATTTCAATCCGATATCAGCCATGCTGTGTCACTCCTTTTCAAAATCCTTTTGTTTTCAGAAAACGGTCGTATACACGGGCGGCTGCCTGAACGGCCTGTTCCCCCTTTTCCTCGTTGGCCGTTTTGATAAACGGCCTCGGTGGCTGCCCTTCTTTGCCAAACTCATTGATGAAGGCAATCTCCGCGATCCGCGTGGGCTTCTTATGGTGCGCGTCGGTAATCGTCCCTTTGAACGTAATGTGCAGAATCTTCCCGCCGCTGCTCATCTGCACTTTGCCTTTTGTCAGTCCAAATGCCGTGATGCCCTTGCTGTATGGTCCGGCCAGCATACTCCCCGCCGTGACCTTCTGCGCTTCTACCAGCACATCGGCTTCGGCATTGAGCATATCTTCGGCGACCGTGTCCGGCAGTTCGGCAATCGCGGAAAAATCCCTCAGCAGTTCATCCAGCCCATCCACCCGAAAGCTGGCCATCCACATCCACCTCGCGCTCAAACTCAAAAAGGATGTGCTGTCCTTCCTTGTCGCTCAAGTTTTGTTCCGTTGGCCATGTAAAGCCCGCCCCGTCCGCTCTGATCTTAATCTGCTTGCGCAACGAAACGGTGTTGAGACTGTGCGGGCAGTGCAAATGCAGGGAAACGGCTTCGCGTTCGACCACGGGCCGGTCATCCGCAAAAAATAAGCCTTGTGTCGAAGTCGTAAAAACGAAGTAGCTTTCTTCGTCGCCGTTGTATTCATTGGCCACGCAGGGAAAGCCGCTAAACGCCACCAGCGTGCCGATGTCGCTTTCGAGGCTCATGCTTTCACCACCCGTTTCACCTTTATTTCCAGCAGCTCGTGCCGGTCCTGAATGTCGTCCAGGCTCACCACATCATATCCGGCTTTGGGA